CTTGTTGAATTGCAGATTGTCGTTTGTATTCATCTAATGCTAATTTATTAATTCTATTTTCATATTGTGCAGTAGTTTCTTTAGCTTTTTTTGAAAATCTTGTATGCATAATTTCATGTAACATTACAAAATTTGACCAATCTTTTGGTGATTCAAATATATCAGGTAATGCTTTAACACCTTCTACTTTAGGAGAAAGCCAAACTTTTTCATCAAATTGTGTGGTTTCAATATACTCTCTATCAAATCTAATTGTATTTGTTTTAGAATTATAAAAAGCAGGGATATATCTATCACCTCTAGTCTTACCTACTAAACTACCATCTTCATTAGCTTCAATAATTTTAACAGTATTTCCTTCTACTTCAGGAATTAAAAAACTAGTTGACCATTCATCTGTATTTGCAACATACAAACCACCTTGAGTTTCATGCCAAGGAGCGCGAGCTATTTCTTTTGCTCTTGCTTCATCAATTCCGTATCTAGCTAACCATTCTCTTTCAAATGAAGTTGCTTTATTTTTACTTAACTTAATAGATCTTTCTATAATTGTATGACCTCGAGCAATACCATCAAGCGTTTTACTTATTTGCGTTATTGGGCCAAGACCATTTAATGTATAAAAAGCATTTCTTGCTTTGTTCCAAAACTCAGGTGCATCAACATTATTAGCCATATCATCAACTAATCTGGCAAATGCACTACCTTTTAGAATATCAATAGCCTCACCAGAAAGCCTAATTTCTTTTGCGCTTTTCATTCTTATATCTTTATCAAGAATAGCTTGAATTGCTTTAATCATAACTGCCCCATCGTGTTCCATAATAACACGACCAAACTCAGGAATAGCAGCTACAAAACCAGATCCCATATAATTAGTAGCAGCAGCCTCTTTCATAACATAAGCTATTCTTTGACTCATAGCAGATGGATTTCTTAAATCTGAAATAAAGTTTTTAGATGGATTTCTAAGAACAGCACCAGCAATACGATCATGCATAATGTGAAAGTCTCTCATATGCTTTCGCATTTCCCTTTCACTTACATTTTTATTAATCATGTCTCGTTCAAGCTGAAAAACAATATCTTCAAGATCAGCACCAAACTGTCTTCTAAATTCTAATTTAGGAGCAATTCTAGCTGTGTATGTTTTCATTATTGCAAGGGGATCTTGCATAATAAAATCCCAAACTAATTCATTTGGAATATCTAATTTTCTATGTCTGAAATGTTTTGATCTACCATAACCAAAACCAATGTTTCCTTCATTAAGAGGATCTGCTTCATTAAGAATATTATCTATTGTACTCTTAACTCGTTTAGCTATTGAATCTTTATCTTTAGGTAAAACTTTCTTAGACCATTTACCTTTTTTAAACTGCCATATTGTATTGTTTTTATAATACCATTTTTTAAGTATATCTTCGAATCTTGTTCTGTCTTTTCTAATTGCATCTTCGTTCCAAAAACGTGGTAAAAATTTATCATTAGAAACTTTTGCAGTATCATCATATGCAGCTAATGAAAGTTCTAGTTCTTCTTGCCTTCTTCCTAAAAAGTTCACCCTACCTTCTAATCGTTTTTTTATTCTAGCATTTTTAGCTTTAGCAATATCATCCGTTAAACTTTCTATACTTCTTTTGACATAAGCTAAATCATCAGCAATTACTTTTTTAGTTCCAATCAAACCAGCATCTTCAAGCTCACGCTCAGCTTTTTTAAAAAAATCATCAATAACACTAATTGCTCTTTTTTCTACTTCAGAAAGTTTTTCTACTTTTGTTGTTCTCTTTTCATTAATACCTCTTAACCAACTTCCATAACTATCATCGCGCCTCATAACACTTCGATAAGACTGGACAACATCAACATCCATAATAGCAGTATTTGCTAAATTCATATCTTCACGAAATAAATTAATTAATGAGTCATGCGCTCTGACCCATTCACCATTACGAGCAGCAGCCCTTTGATAAACAGACAATGGACTAGCAATGCCAAGCTTATTTGCAATAAGATTAAGACCAGAGTCTCCACCTAACTTAACCATATATTCTTTTACCAAAGAAGGAGCAGTTGTAGATTGAAGAACTCTCTTCATAGGTGTGCTTACAAACTTATAAAGAACACTATCGGTAAACATATTATCAGCAATAGACCAAAGGTTTTCTGGTGTATAACCTTGATCGAGCAAATCTCTAACAGCAGATTCTTTTTTGTAACTTGCTAACTCTTGCTTAACAACTTGAAGCTCTTCATTTAACGCAGATCCTTGGCCTTTTTTTTGTTGCTCTAGTTGAGCATTTAGATCAGCTTCTTTTGCTGATAGTTTATTTATTCTTGATGTTATTGTTTTTGGTTTAAATCTTTCGTGTGGTCTTGGAATAGTAGTAAGATTATTAAGTTCATCAGCACTTAATTCAGAAATATTTTCAATAGTTCTTACACTCTTACCATAGTTTTCTAGACCATCCCTAACCTTTCTAAGAGCAGAAGCCCTACGAGTTATTGGAATAGATATAGCACCACCAAAAGCAGCACCAAATAAACCAGCACCCATAATGTTATAAGTGCTTTCTGTAGCTGTTTGCATTGGATCAAATGGCTGTATAAGAAAACCCTCAGTACCTGTTTGTATAGCAGCCGTCCCTAAACCTACACGAAAAGCACTTCTACCAAAACCAACAGTTGGCCCACCAAAAGGAAGAGCAACTAAATTTAGAGGATCAAACAAACCAGCACCAAGCTGAGAAAGAAAAGATGAATTAGCTAATATTCTTCTTCTTTCTATAGATTCATCTATACCTCTTTTTAAATGAGCCATATGCGCTGGACTAGTTGCATGACGCAAATTCATAGCAAACAAACTATGATCACCTAGATCTGTAAATGGATCATAACCCTCTTGCCTTTCTCTAGGGAATGTATGCTGACCTATAATATGCTCAACAACTGGATCATAAGTATATCCTATTGTTGCTTCGAGCGTTTGTTTAAAAGATGGACGTTCAGCAGTTTGTCTTGGTGAGTAAGGACTAAAGTCAATTGTAAAAGGGTTTGTAACCATTATTTTGTAAGCTCTAATAAAGCTTCTCTTATTGAATTATATTCTTCATCTTTAATATTTTTGCCTTGTGATGTTACTTCTTTTATAAGTTCAGTTAATAAAATATTAGCAAATTTTCTTCTGTCTCTATTTTTAAGCTGCGAAGCATCCTCAACAAAAATAGCATTATAAGCTTCAGAATAATCATTCTTAGCCCTATCTCTTTTTTGTGTATTTAATTTTGATTCAAAAAATAATTTATCTTCAGATGAAATAGAGCTAACTGTACTAATAATACTTGTGGATATTTCTTGTTCTGTTGTTGGTCTATCTGATATTTCTTGTGCTTTTTTAGCTTTCTCTTCTCCTAAAACTTGATCTTTATTCTTTTTAAATGTTTCAAACATAGGATCTTTTGTAGAAACAAATATAGCATGAGTTACAGCCTCACCATCTTCATCAGGTGTTTCCATTTGGTAAGCTACATTATTTTCATCTACTAAAGCATATACCTGACCTTTTGTTTGAGTGTCATAACCAACAGCAACAAAGTTAACTTGACCAATTGATTTACCTTCAATAAATCCTTCTGGTGTAAGAACACCTTCTCTTTTAAGAACTCTTCCTAGCTCCATCCTAGACCATAAAGCAAAATCATCACCACGACCATCAGTTGTAATATCTAATGCAAACGGAGAAAGATCTGAACTTGTTCCAAATGTTCTTACTCTTGAGTCTTCTTTGGCTGTTGCTTTTAACACATCTTTTTTAATTTTTTCTGGATTAAAAGTTTCACCAGTAGCTTTTGCAATTGCAAAACCAGCGCGTAAACCAGAAGCTACTCTTTCAGCAGTTTCTTCATCAGTAATTTCTAAAACTCTATAAACATAAGCTATTGCATTAGGTGCTGATTTATCATCGCTAATTGGTAATGAACTTAAAAATAAAGACCTAAAATTATCATCTGTCATAATTCTCATAGTGTCTTTAGCTACTGTTGTTAAAGCAGCATCTCTTGCTCGATCATCTAGCTCTGGATCTATATCCATCTCAGCAATAACTAACGCATCAAGAACAGCTTTTTCATCTTTAGTTAAAGCATTATCAAAACCAAAAGAAGGAAAGCTAACTCCAGTTACAGGGTTCGTTGGATTACCAATAGCTCTATAAAAACGTAATACTCTACTTAAAGACCTGTTAGGATTAGCAAATCCTCCTTGAGTAGCTGCTTGTTTTAATACATTAATAATAGCTTGCGGTGGTACATTATGATATTTTTGAAGCTCCATTTGATATTGTTGGATTTCTTGAAAATTTTCTTCTGTTAATGGTATATTTGGATTAGCAATAAAATCAGCAAGATCTTTAAATCCATCTGGAATATTGTCTTGAAATAAACCCTCAACAATTAATCTATTTTTTTCACTATTTTCTGTAGCACCTGTTGAAACACCTTCAAGAACAGCAACCTTTTCAGCTTCTAATTTTGCAGCTTGTAATTGGTCAGCAATTGAAAGTCTCTTAACATTACTAACTGAATTAAGTTTATCTTGACCTAAATGCTTTCTAGCAGCATCTAACATATTTTTTTGTGCATCTGATAATGGAGAAGCAACACCAGTATCTGTTGGTCTTTCTTTTCCATTCTTTGCATAATAATCAAGAGCAGATAATAAACCTTCATTATTTACTCCAGAATAAGCTTGTCTAACAAAATCATTACCAAATTTTAAATCTAATTGTGATAATAAAACTCTTTCTTGTTCATTACTAATATCAGAAGATCTAATTTCATCGATTAAATCTTGACCAACATTTGTATAATTATTTCCCTCAGTAAGAATATCTGACGTATTTTTTAATTTATTTTCTATTAATACAAAGTTGTCATATTGATTTTGATACTGATTATGTCTTTTTACATCAGTAATACCATTCATTGCTGTTACAAGATCACCAGTAAAATTAGATCCACTCATTCCCAAATCATCTTCAAACTGAATAAGTGCTTGTAACCTATTCCCAACATCAGAATTTTTACTTTTAATTTTTGCTAATAAATTTTCATCACGACTTTGAAGATAAGTTTCTATATCTCTAAAATCATCAAAATCTGCATCAGCTACTATTTTACCTATTAGTGCTTCAGCAGCACCTTTAGCAAATATTTCATAACGACCTAATCTTGCTCGAGAATCTTCAATAGGACGCATAGATTCTATATCATTATTTACCTGAAGTATTAAATCTCGATAGCCTTCAGAAATTTCTCCTAAGATAGCTGTTGTTTCAGTATCGTTAGAAATTCTAAGTTCACTTTGATAACCACTAGCAGTGGTAATATCTGCTTCTGTGAGTCTTTGTCTTGCAGCAATACTAGATTTAAATAATTGATTATTTTTTGCTATTTGCAAAATTGGTAATGTAAATTCTTGAATTGCTTTAATTATAGTTGGGTCTGATTGATTATTAGAAAAAACAGTTTTTAAATCTTCCAAACCTTCTATAGATGAAATTTGATCAATATCTCCTGAAGCTATAGAAAGAGATAATTCTGTTATTTGCTTAATGGTTAAATTATTAGCGTTAAGTAAAGTTCTTTCTATTATACCTTTAGACTTTGCTATTTCTTTATTCTTAGAAAAAGGTAATAAAGTAGATGAAGATATATACTGAGCATCTAAATCAGTTTGATTTCTATCATTTATACTAGCTGTTAATTCATCAATAAGTTCTTGGTTGTTTACTTTATGAGCATATTGTAAACCCACTAAGTATTCTTCATTTGCAAAAGCATTTGCTTTAGCCATGTCTTTGTCATGTCTAGCAGCAGCTTCAAGTTGCAAACCAGCATAAACATTATTTGTTATGTTTACGCCTTTATTTTCTATTGCCTGAGTAAATATAGAACTTTCTTCTACATTCATCATTTCGGCTGTATAGTCTGTCATTGCTTTCTTAAAAGCTTCTGGACTTTTTCTATATTTTACTCGAAACTCTTTTGCTTTTTCATTTAGCTCAATATCTATTTCTGTTTCAAATCTAGTTGCTAAAGCTTTTCTTCGAGCATTACTTGCAATACGACCAAAACCTTTAGGTGCTGCATATGCTTCTGGCAAACCAGTTGAAGGATCAAGAGCAAGAACCTGTTCATCTGTTAGTTTACCTACAGACTCAATGCCTCTACGTTCTGCATTTTCAGCAGCACGTTTATAAAAAATATTTGACATTGTATTAGCACTATCAGCTACTGCTTCACCAATTATAACACCAGCCCTTGATGATCGAGCAACTCCAATTGGACCAACTTTAAATTGTCTTGTTTCTCTTCTAACAGCCATTGTTTACCTACATAGTATCTTGAAACTGCATTATACCACTTGCTAATGTAGTAAATGCTTTAATCTTTGCAGCTTTTTCTCTAGCTCTACCTTCAACCCTTATTGTTGTTGCTTGCTGTTGAAGCTTAGCTTGTTCAAACATACCCATAAGATCTGATCTTGAAGTATCTTCTAAAGCTATATTTCTTTGTCTTGTTAAAAAAGCTTGAACAGAAGCATCATCTCTACCTCTAAAAGCAGATATGTTTGCTGCAAGATTATTACGATATAACTCTAGTCTATCATTGTGTCTTTGTAATGCTGCAACTTTACTTCGTTTTTTTTCAGTTTCAGTAGCAAAAGCATCTAATTCAGCAGCCTTACGCTGCGCTCTGCCAGCACTAGCCATAGCACCAGCTTGAACAACTTTGCTTCCAAAGGCTAATAAAGTAAATGGATCTATTGCCATTAAATAACTACCTCCGTAATAAACCCATTAACTTGCATAGATAACGGATCACCTTGCTCTATAGTTACTTGTGGATCTCTACTATACCCAAGCAAGCGAACTTCTTTTTTACCAGTAATTTCTAAAGTTCCAATAGGTATTGATTTATCATTTACTTTAATAGATCTGGTATCTTTAACATCTACTACAACATTTGTAATACCCCTAAGAGATCCTGTTAATGGGCCAGCAGCACCAGAAGCATCTATAGGATTAGATATTATTTTAGAGTCAAACTTCTTGCCATAATAAATTTCATCATATTTACCAAAAGCATTTATAGAGCCAACTATATTAAGAAAAGCATCTAAAACAATTTTCCCACCTGTTATAGTAAACTCACCTAAATAATCTAAAGGTTTACCTGTTCCACCTAAAGAAAAACCACTACTTTGCTGAGCAATAACATCAACAGTATCACCATTTGAAAAATCAGAAGAGCTAACAGTAACAGAAGCTGTTGTAGGATTTAATAATGAATCTATACTAATGCTTGCTTGGCGAAAATAATCTAATCCAATATCGTTATCAAATTCTCCAGCAGTAAATTCACATAACTTTAAATTATTATCAAAGTCATAAATATTTACAAACAATCTATCATCAATAGAAACACAAGAATCAAATCTACCATTTGTAGTAAATGAAGTCCAAGATGCTCTTTTTTCTGCTCTATTAGATGTAAATACAGTAGCACTACCATCTTCCATTACAATAAGAGCATAAGAATCTGCTTGTTTAAAACCACTATGAGCAACAGCAATATACTTAGGATCTGAGATTAAATGCGATGCAATAGTTGATATTGCGGTAGATGCATAAGCATCTTCAGCATCTGTAAATAAATATTCTCTTATTATTCTTCCGCTTGCTTGAGAAAAGATAGTTGCACCATCAATTAAAGCTGGTTGAGCAAAACCAGAACCATAAGGAGTTTGCTCACGAATTTGTGCATTTGTTGGCGTAATACCCTGATTAAGAAAAGTTGGAACATACAATTCACCAGTACCAGCAAAGACTTGAAGATCACGACTTGAAACTAAATGTCTTATTTCATGTATATCACCAGTAGCTGCTGTTAAAACAATTGCTTCATTATCTAATGCTGTACCAACATCATGATTAAAATACTCACCTATTTGACTCATAAAGAGGGTATCTGGCTCTGCAAGAGTTCCAGCAAACACTAATCTGTTTTCATGAAATGAAACAGCAGCAGGGAAACCTCTTTTTGCTGACCATGATTGCTCATCGAAGTTTGTTGTTGGTGCATGACTTCTTACAAATCCATTACCACCACCATCTTCAGAAGAAGTAGCAGCAGCATCTGCTGTAATTTCATAAGTATTTTCATCAATAACAGCTTGAACTGATCTTGTTCCATTTAATTGTGCGCCTGTTATTCCTCCAACAGCATCCATATCAGAAAAAATAAGAGCGTCACCAACATTATGACCATGATTTATTTGAGTAATTTCTACATTTGCACTTCCATTTCTAGTTCTAACTGGATTTGCAATTTCAAGATTAACCTTCAATACATCTAAAATATTTCCATTTGCTGATGTTGAAGAATTCACTTGTGTTATTTGTATTTCATTGCCGCCATATCTTATAATAACACCAATATGTAGACCTGTTGTGTCAAAGTAAGGCGCACTTGTAAATAAAGCTACATTATTTCCTGATGTAGCATTTGGATTTAAAGTAACACCTACACCCTGAAATTTAGAATATGGTTGATAAGTCTGTTTACCATCTGCTCTTTCATCAAATGTATAAGTACTTATTTCAAAAGCAGTAAGACTTGTTCTAACTAATAATCTTGGAGCAAATAGTGGATGACATATAAACATAACATCACCCATTTGAGCAAAAGTATATTGATGTGAAAATGTTCTGCTAAATGGTAAAGCTGCACTATTAACGTCAGAAGTAATTGTAGATACTAATGTTAAAGTATCTGCATCAACAACTCTGAAACATCTTACTTGTTGATGTTCAATTGAGATTACATATTGTTCATTATTATCAAAAACAAAAGGAACAAGTCTTGATTGACATTTGTGAGAACTATTAAAAGTTATACCATAATTAAAATGACGCTTTGTTCCTTGTCGTTTCTTTGCGCTGCCCTCAACAGTAACAATCATATTTTGAAGTTTTTGAGCAGAGCTTGTATAAATATTAGTATCTGTTCTCATTATTAGAGAATCACTTACTTCACCAAATTGAAAGCTATTTTGCGGAACACGAATTTTTTGCACTAGCTTAGCCTTTCAGTGATAAACCTTTTTGTATTGAGCTTTTTAGTTGTCTGAGCTTGTGAATCTAATCTTCTAGCTTTTATTAATTGTATATTTGCTTGTTGATCCATAGCAGAGGATAAAGCTGCATCTCTTGCTAAAGAAACTGCAAAAACAGAAGCAATAGAAAATTCAACACCAAGAGTAAAATATGGTGCCCAAGTTGATTCACTTGCCCTAAAAATATAATCTACAATAACTTCATCTGTTTCATTTGCGTTATTAAAAACTTTATCTTCATATATATTATATTCAATAGGAAGATCCTGAACAGTTATTGCATTTACCATTAATGTATCAGAAGGTAATTGATAGGTAGCATCCCATCTTCCAATAGGAGTATCAGTTAATCTGTTTAACTGAAATTGTTTTGTAGCAAAACGCCAACGACTGCTTGTCAAAACAGCCCTAACAATATCTTCATATACTGCGTCTGCTAAATCAGATTCTGTAGTACCGTCTGTAAAAGATTGAATTGGACTTCCACCAATTAACATTGATGCTCGAGAACAAATTTTTATTGCTGTGTTTGCAAAATCAGGCATAGAAAGTTGGGGGCCGAAGCCCCCACCCCTTAGTCGCTATCGGTTTCTGCTACTGCCGTACCATCAGATACGTCAACAACAGTACCAGTATTAGATAACACTGTTACCAAACTTGTTGTTGGTGCGTTAGTATCATGCACCATAATCAAGTCACGAACGCCAAGCATATTAGCAGCATCATTAAAGTAACCAGCAGTATTTACTGTAGCAATTGCATCAGTAGTTGTGTATCTCCACAAGCTACCATTTGAATCACCATTTATCCGAGTTAGTCCACTTGCACTATAAGCCATTTTCTAACCCTCCTAGTTATTATCTAATAGTTCATAGATACCATTGTCATCAATAACAACAGCACCCATAGACATCATAGATGTTGCAAGGTGAGATACTTTCTCAGCAACATAGTTGACTTCAGTTTGAACATCAGAGTTGATACCCAAGCCAACAGCAGTTGTGTGATAGCACATACTCTTACCAGCAGCGACAGCAGCAGTTGAAAAGATCTTAAATCCTAAGAATTCTTTCATTGTCATGCCACCAGCAAACGGTAAATTTTGATCACCAACAAAGTCAGATGATGCAAACTCTGTAATTAAGAACAGGTCAGCAAAACCTTTTGGATGCATAGCGATATAACGCTGACCATCTTCAGGAATATTAGCTGTTCCAAATGTTTCAAATACAGTCAATAGATCTGCTTTTTCAACAGCAGAACTTGTATCATGAATTTGAGTTGAGTTAGCACCAGCATCCATAGCTGTAATTAACAAGCTATCAGTCTTACGACCTAGAGCAGCAGCAGCAGATTGCGCTACAGCTTGACGCTCATTAATATTGATTTTGAGTTCATCTAACTTGTCGATGTACTCAGCAGCAAAGAAGTCAGCCATTGTTGCTTCTACATTGGTATGTGCAAGTTCCATTGGAGTTACATTACCATTACGAGATTTAGTAGTTGCTTCCGCAGTACCAATCTTTTGAAATCTAACAGTTGATCCAGTTACATTAGCAGTCCGCACTGTGTTCCGTAGCTTAGAACCCATACGCTGATACGCCATGTGAACTTCTGTTTCGAACTGTTTGATAAAGGCTGTGTCTATTGTATTAGCCATTTATTAGTTCCTTATTGAAGTTACGGTTACTAACAGGTGTCCGCTTTATCACTTCAGCAAGGGTATCCTTTCGGGCCTCTCAGTGTATTACGGGCTGCAATGTGCAATCATAAACATCTTTTTTATTTGGATTGCAACGCACAAAATCAACATATTCGATTTCATTGTTAGATATTATGCCAACAGATTCAAATCCTAACCAAGATGCCCAATCTAAAATAAAGTCATATTCTTTAAGAATTGTCATAGATAAACCATTATGAAATTGATCAAAATAATCAACAAACATTATAGAACCTCTAGCCATAGCAATAAAATTTTCTTTGATTTTATCAGAAAACATAGCAAACATTTGAGGCCATTCTTGATCTTCGCTAAACCAAAGACCACCAACCATTATAAAACTGTCATTATTTTTTCTGCAAAGATAGCATTCTGATTTTTCATGCATATCAATAAGAGCTTTTCGAATATCAGTATAACCTAGTAAAACAAGCTCTCTTGTGTTTTCTACAGTAAGACCATCAATAACTTCATCAATATGATCTAAAGTAAAAGGGGTAAGATAATAATTACCCCTTTGTAAAATCTTAACTTCTGTA